CGATTGCAGCGCGCGGTCTCTGGCTACCAGGTCGAGAGCGCCAAGGAACGGAAAGACCGCCTGGAGGGCGACCGCATCGAACTGCAACTGGCGAAAGAGGCGGGATTGTTGGTGGCGGTTGAAGAGATCGAGCCGCTGTGGGCTTCGGCGATCCTGGCGGCGAAGTCTGAGTTGCTGGAAGGCGTCTACCGGCTGAAGAGCGAGCTGGATGCGTTGTTCGGCATCGCCGTTGACGTCGCCTTGTTGGAAGACCATTTCCACCAGGCGCTCGCCAAACTCTCAGACCGTCCACCCGTTCACGCCGAATCTGCCGCCGCTGATCTGGAAGAGGTCGGCGCCGACGACGAAATGGATTCGGACGAATGAACGCCCCACTCCGCGCGCAGACCGCCAGACCGCCGATCATTCCGGCCTGGCTTGACACCAAGGCCACCGCCGCCGCGATGGTTGCCCGGGCCTGGCGGCATTGGGCGCCGCCTGTGCGCATGTCGACCACGGAATGGGCGAACAGCTTCCGCTATCTGAGCGCCAAGGGATCAGCGCGGCCAGGCAAATATAACGCCAGTTTGACGCCATGGGTGGCGGCCATTCATGACGCTCTCGATGATCCATCCATCCATAAAGTGGTGCTGATGAAAGCCGCGCAAGTGGCCTGGACCGATGGCGTCATCAACAACTATGTCGGCAAGCGCATGGATCTGGACCCGTGCCCGATGCTGATGATGCACCCGACCATGGAAGCGGCGAAGGACTACATGCAGGAGAAGTTCATCCCGATGATCGAGGCCACGCCCCGGCTTCGCGCCAAGGTGGACACCAGCATGTCCCGCAAGTCGGGCAATCGCGGACTGTTCAAGAACTTCCCGGGCGGCTTCCTCAAGCTCGCTTGGTCGAACTCGATCAGCAAACTGAAGTCGACCCCGGCGCCGTTGGTTATCGTTGAGGAGCCAGACGACGCCAGCGCCAACGTGCGCGGCCAGGGCGATGCAATCAAGTTGATCGAAGAAAGAACAAAGACGTACGCGCGCCGCAAGATCATCTTCGGCGGCACGCCATCCATCAAGGATGTGAGCGCCATCGAAGACGCCTACCGCGCCAGCGACCAGCGAAAGTTTTTCGTGCCATGCCACGCATGCGGCGAATCGCATGTGCTGGCCTGGGACAACGTGCAATGGGACCGCAGCGAAGAACATCGGCATGAAGTCTATGGCAACGCCATGCCGGAGACCGCGCGCTATGTCTGCCCGAGTTGCGGCGCGCATTGGAATGATGCCCAGAAAACCGCCAACGTTCGCCGCCTGACCTGGCAAGCCACCGCGCCATTTCGTGGCGTTGCCGGCTTTGGCCACTTGAGCGAGCTGTATGCGCCCTGGCATGAATCGCGCATGCAACGTCTGGTCGAACGCTACCTTGAAGCGAAGCACAAAGCCGACCAGGGCGATGACGCCGACATGATCGTGTTCGTCAATTCCTGCCTTGGCCTGCCCTACGAGTTCGCCAAGGGCGCGGTGGATGAAGAAACGCTGAAGGCCCGGGCCGAAGACTACGCCGAGCTTGAGGCGCCCATGGATGCGCTGGTGGTGACGGTCGGGGTCGATACGCAGCATGACCGCTTCGCCATCATCATTCGCGCCTGGGGGCCTGGCGAGGAATCATGGTTGCTGTATTGGGGCGAGATTTACGGCCAGATTACGGATCGTTCAGACCCGATCTGGCAGGAGCTGGACAAGGTGGTGTTCGGGCCGTTCCGGCACGAGTCAGGCGGCCAGTTATGGACGATGGCGTTATCCATAGACTCAGGCGACGGCAACACCAGCGAGAACGTTTATCACTGGGTTCGCCACAAGCACCGCCAAGGCAAGCATTTTGTGATGCCTATCAAGGGTTCTTCGGAAGTCGGCGGCCAGCGCGAAATCTTCTCGGTACCGACCGCAAAGACGATGGACCACCGCACCCCGACCAAGGCCAGCAAATACGGCCTGAAAGTCTGGTCGGTCGGTACCAGCAAGGCGAAGGATTTGATCCTTGGCGGCCGCGAAGGCGCCGGCCGCATCCGCCTTGCCGGACGGGGACCTGGCCGGATTCACTTCTATTCCGATGTGCGCCCGGACTACTACGAGCAAATCACCGCAGAAGTGAAAGCCCCGAGCCGCCGCTCTGCCGGCAAGCTGGTCTGGCAGCAGAAAGCCGGCCGCCGGAATGAAGCCCTGGACTGCGAGGTGTACGCCCTGCACGCCGCGCGCAGCCTGAAGCTGCATGTGATGAACGAGGTCTGGTGGAATCAGCGCCGCGCCAAGTTGACCCAAACCGATCTTTTTCGGGTAGCTGATCCGGCGCCCGTTACGACTGAACCTGATGTTTCTGAACAGCAACCCGATTCAGCGCAGCAAGTTTCTTCCGCAATCGCGCCGGCAATCGCGCCGGCCCTGCCGCGCGGCATCGCCCGAGGCATATCAAGGCGAGGGACAAGGGATGAATGAGCCGCTGTTCATCGCCGAACGCCTGGCCGATGGCGGCACGCTTGACCCCGAAGCGCTGGCTTGGCTATCCCAAGGCTTGAAGCGATACCTGCGCGGCGATGCGCCGCTGGATGTTTGCTTGCGGCTGACAGCATCAAACAAGATTGCCACCCGAAACCGCGCCTTGTTGCGTGCCGCTGGCATCCTCGACGCAGGCCGCAATATGCCGGCATGGGAGCTTGCCGAACTGCTGGCGAAGGCCGTCAACCGCTTTGAAAGCGTTACATGGCCGCGCATCCAGCAAGGCATGCAAGACACGCTCACCCCCCTGCAAACCGCCCTGCGCGATGCCTTTGCAACAGGCGCTAAACCGCTGACATCCCGGCGCCGGCTTTATGATCTTCTCCACTGTCACGCAGAGTAAAACTTGACAGTGTGATTCTGGGAGCATGACCTCAATCCAACGTTGATCGAGAGGCCATGACCACCACCACCGAATCCGCCGCCCTGCTGCTTGAATCCGGCCTGATCGATGAAGTGCGCGCGAAGGCCGGCGAACAGCGTGCCGAAGATCGCGCCGCCGAACTGCTCAAGCTGGCGGAAATCAATCGACGCGAATCCGAAGAACTGCCGCCGATGGCTGCCGAACTGCTCGCCGCAGTCACCCGCCGCCAGGAACTTGACCGCGAGATTGAAGCCGCGAACATCGCCATCCGAAAAATTGCCGGGCCGCTGAACGAGTTGCAGTTCAATTTGGACTGGCAACGCACCAAGGCAGAGAACCGCATCCGGCAACTCGCTGACCCGCGCATCCACCAGGCTATCAAACACATCGAGGAAATGCGTGGGCGAGTCCGCGCCAGATTTGGGACGGGGAACGAAAAGGTTATCGGCTTCGCCGGCGTGCGGCTCGTGCCGACCAGCAACGGCGCCACTTGCGACGCCGCAGATGAGGCCCTTGTCGAAGCCCGACATAAGCTGGAAGCCCTGCTTCTGGAAGTCATACCAGATGGTTTGGAGCAACCCATGCGCGACATCTGGAAACCCGTAATCGCCGCGCTAAAGCCTTTGCAACTCTCCCCCGACCTGAAGTTTCTGGCACCCGCACCCGCACCCGCCAGCGACTGGGTTAATCGAATTTTCAACGCCGTAAAAGGAAACCTCACATGAACAAATTTAACGACCTGGGCGACTTCGCCCGCAGTGTCCGCGCAGCCGCATCCGGACGCATGGATAACCGCCTGCAAGCTGCCGCCACCTTCGCCAATGAAGCCGTTGGCAGTGAGGGTGGCTTTGCAGTCCCGGCTGATTTTGCCGAGCAGATTTTTGCAACCCTCGATGGTGAAGAATCGCTGATCGCGTACTGCCACCAGATCGAAGTCAACTCGAATCGGATTCAAATCCCTGCCGATGAGGCGCCCGTATGGGGCACCGCCGGCATCCGCACTGCCTGGGAAGGTGAAGGCGTCGTGCTGGCTCAGCAAAAGCCCGAAATCAAGCAGAACGGGTTCAACCTGCACCGGCTGAAAGCGCTGGTTCCTGTCACCGATGAATTGGACCAGGACGCCCCCGCCCTGGCCGACTGGCTGATCTGGCGCTTTTCTGAAGCTATCCGCTGGAAAATGAATGATGCCATCCTGAACGGCACTGGCGCCGGCATGCCGCTGGGCATTCTGAATGCAGCCTCTACGCTCTCGGTCAGCAAGGAAGTCTCACAAGCCGCCGGCACGTTGCTTGCGTTAAACATCATGAAGATGTACGCCCGCCTGCTCTCCGGCTCGCAGCAGCGCGCCGTATGGATTGCAAATCCTGATGCGCTGGTTAACCTTGGGAACGTCACGCTGGAATCAGGCGCACCCGCGTACATCGCCAACAACGGCACGGGCGCACCCGGCGGTTATCTGATGGGCCGGCCTGTTCTGTTCACCGAAGCGGCAAAGGCTATCGGCACCAGGGGCGATATCACCTTGGCTGATCTGAGCAATTATGTCGTTGCGAAACGCCGTGGCGATCCGACCATCAAGCATTCAATCCATCTGTGGTTCGACCAGGACGTGAACGCCTATCGCGTTATCTTCCGCGCCGATGGCATGCCGATGCTGCATGCATCGATTACGCCGCCGAACTCAAGCAACACGCGATCGATCAACGTGGCGCTTGAGACCAGGGCCTAAGCGTTGTTGACTTCCGGCCTACGGCGGCTGACGTAGGCGATGCGCTCTCGGACGGGGCTTATCCTTTTCACCCGCACGACGCACCCCAAGCCCTGGCCTAACGGCTGGGGCTTTTCTCATGACTGATCGATGATGAAGTCCTGCGCACACTGCCGATTGCCAGCTCCACCGGCTGAGATATTCGCCGCCGTCACTGATGGCGTGCCGTTCGTTTTCGGAATTTGCCGGCGCTGTTCTGAGTCACTCAAACGACTATCGCCTGGCTTGCGTCATAAGGCCATAAACCGGGCATTCCTGCGCGTGGTGGATCGACCCGATATGCACTATCACCGCGCCTTCGATAGCGAGGAAAAGGCGCGTCTGTTCGCCGCCTTGGCCGCTGATCCGGTGACTGCTGCCGATGTCGTTGCTGAACTGATGGGCTGATGACCGTGGTGACCCGGCAACCCATAAGCTGAACTTCTGGCATGTAACATGCAGCCCGCAAGATTTGTGCCAATAGAACAGGCTTATGACACCTCGCGGACAATCGGCCGCATGCCGCTGAAAACGATATACAGGCCGATGACCTGGAC